AAACCAACATTCAAACATTATTTGTCTGAGCATGTTAGGTCTAAGTTTATTTACATCAATCCAGCAGAGTGGGATATTGCTTTATTTTTACCGACACAGAGATTTAAGATGGCAAACTCACAGAAAGTTTATTCAGATTCAAGGAGTATGATTTAATGGGATTCAAAGTAAACGCATTATCTTCATCAATCAGTAAAACTGGTGTTGCCCAAGCATCTCATTTTGATGTTCAGATATCATATAGTGGTGGAAGTATTGAAGAAAGAGATTTAAATATGAGAGCAGACTCTGTGAACCTTCCAGGAAGAACTATGATGACGATGGAACATAAGTTTACAAACTATGGACCAATTAATAAAGTTCCTTACTCACAAGTATATGGTGACTTTACAGTTTCATTTATTATGTCTGAAGACTTAAGAGAAAAAGATTATTTTGAAAAGTGGCACGATGCTATGGTAAATACTGGGGCATACGAATACACAAGTCGACCTAGAAGTTATTCTAAGTTTAATACAAGATACTTCGATGATTATGTTGGAACTGTCATTGTCAGACAATATGGTGCTGCTGGGAATCTCAGAACCATTCATAAACTAAATGAAGCATATCCACTTCTAATTGGTGAAGTTGGTATGGACTGGTCATCTGGTGACTTGGCAAAATTACAAGTAACATTTGCTTATAGAAATTACGAATACATTACTGAAGACAATAGTAACCAACCAGGACTTGGTCTTGGTTTCTCGTTTAATGCGAGTAGAGATGGTAGATTACAAGCAGGTCTTAGAGTTCCTGGATTTGGTAATGTGAGTTTAAAACAACCACCATTGGGTGCGGTTGTTGCTGCGAGTCCACAGTTAATTAATCAAGGAATACAAGGTCTTAGCAACATTGTTAATAAAGGAAAAAGTTTTTTCAAAATTTAATTTATAATTTTATATAATAGGAGTATATTATGAGTTTACCGAAGTTGGCAATTCCAACCTTCGTTACTGAACTACCATCGAATGGTGAGAAAGTAGAATATAGACCATTTTTAGTAAAAGAAGAAAAAGTATTATTAATGGCATTAGAAGGTGGTGATGAAAAAGAAATATCAAGAGCAACATTAAGTATTATTGACTCTTGCTCCATCACCGAACTTGATGTTAACAAACTATCAATCTTTGATGTTGAACATTTGTTTCTACAGATAAGAGGTAAGTCGGTTGGTGAGGTTATTAATATGAAAGTTAATCACGGTGCTGATTCAGAATGTAAGCATGTGACCAGTGTTCAGATTAACTTAGAAGAAGTTACTGTTAACAAAGAGCCAAGTGATGGTGTGTTAGCATTAGATGATAATGTTGGTATCAAAATGAGATACCCTTCAGTATCAGACCTTGAAGAATTAGGTTCTGGTGATGACGAAATTGAATTTGAAATAATAAATAATTGTATTGAATATGTTTATGATAAAGATTCTGTTTATAGTGATTTCACTAAAGAAGAAATGATTGAATGGTTAGGTAATTTAAAACAGAATCAATATGAAAAAATAACAGAGTTTTTAGATGGAATGCCAAGACTTTCATACGATTTAAAATGGAAGTGTGAAGCATGCGGTAAAGACGATTCAGTAACATTGGAGGGACTGAGTAGTTTTTTTACCTAGCACTCATGCATGAATCGTTAGCGAATTTGTATGAGTTAAACTTCGCATTGATGCAACATCACAAATACTCTTTAACAGAATTAGAAAATATGTTGCCGTGGGAAAGAGAATTATACACGGCGTTATTGACAAACTACTTAGAAGAAGAGGCAGAGAAACATAGAAATGGCTGACATATATCAGAACGACACTAAACAGATTATAGACTCTCAAAAAGATAATAGAGAGAGACTACAAAAATCAATGAGAGCAGGTTTACTCAATGTAAAGAAATCTGTTGATTCTATGCATACGACTTTCAACAAACAACTGAAAGTCCAAGAAGACCAACTTGACCAAGCACAAAGAGATGCTGCGTTTGCTAGAGAGAATGCTAGAGAGGCTGCAGTAAGAGAAAAGACTGCTAAGAGTCAGGGGTTCTTTAAACAAAAGAAAGAAGGTGGAATATTATCGAAGTTATCTAATATGGGTATTCTGGATGCTGCTTCACTTGCCAATCAAGGTAAGATGATGAGTGGCACTGGTATATTAGGAAGTAATGTAAGTGCTGCTGATGCTGTAGCAACAACTGCTGCTACTGGTTTTACATTTAAAAAACTTAAAGACTGGTTTAAAGGTAGTAAGGTAGGTAAAACAGTATCACCACAAATGAGTGGTAAAACTCAACTACCATCAACCCCTGCAAAGTCTCCTTGGTGGAAAAAGTTATTAAAAGGTGGAACGGGTTTAACGACATTATTATTTTCTAGTGACCTTAATGAAAGTGAAGAAGAAGATGTCAGAAAGATTGTAGAACAACAAAAAGAAGAATTTAATAAGACTGCCTCACCAGAACTAAAAGCATTATCTGACGAAAGAGATGCTTTAATAGAAGAATTAAAGAAAGCAAGTAAAGAAAAGAATCAAGCAGAGATTGATAGATTAAGGGCTTTAATTGGATTTAATTCTGATAAGATGTATGAATTAAGAAAAACCTCTGATAAGTTAAAACAAGACGACCGTATAACTCAGGAGTTTGTTGTCGAAGATGATAGAGGAAAGATGACTGAGATTAAACAAGTTATCAAAGATAGAGATGAAGAACGAGATGAGATGGAAAAAACTATCCTTGATAAAGTTAAACAAGAAGAAAAGTTAATTAAGACTATCAAAACAAATATTAAAGATACAAATAAATCACCATTCGCATTTAATCTCGATGCCCCTGAAAATCAGATGAGTGACGAAGAGTTTGCTAAAGAAGAAGCATTAAGATTAAAACTCAAAAAGCAATACGAAGAAAGTCAAAAGAAAGTTATTGAAAAAGAACCAGTTGTTAAAGATGTTAATAAGGTTATATCTCAAGAACAATTCAATGCCGTGAAGAAAAGAGTTGATGAGTATGAAGCAATGTTTAATGTATATAAACAAGAATTAGAAGATACTAAAGAGAAATTGTTTGCTGAAAGAAACGCAAAGATGAATAACTTCGATGCTGGAACAGAAGAAGGTGCTAAACAAAGAAAACTAATTTCAGAAGAATATAACACAAAATACGAACAAGCAGAGAAAAAATATTTCAATAGTCTTGAAGGTATGAGAAAGAAATATGGTGAAGATACTTTCTTTAAAGATAGATTATTAATGAAACAATTTGATAAAGGTAAAGTTACTATTAATAATCAAGGTGATGTTTCATCTATTTTAGATGCTGGAGATAAGACTAAGGGTTCAGCAGTAAATAAAGTAAGTAGTGAACTAAGTGGACAGAATCAGATTGTAAATCTTTCAGCACCTAGTATAGATAATAGTAATAAGACTCAAGTTACAAATAATAATTCAAGTAATATTAATGTTGGTGCTAATGCGAATAGAAGTAGGAAGTCTCCAACAGTAGATTACGCATACCAGTGAAGACTTCCAGTTTAGTTAGGCTTTTCTCATTCCTAAAGATTGACGACCATCAAACTTAAAATGTGACTTTTCTGAGTCTGCTTCGACCCAGTATGCGACCATTTCAATTTGATAAGACCCCATTGATGCTAACATAGGTTCTTTATAAATTTCGATATTACTATCGTAAACCATTAAACTACCTACATTTTGTTCTACATACTGACCGTCAATAAAGACACCCCAGTTGTAAGAGTCATCTACACCTTTATACTCTTGCCCTAATACAATTCTAGCAGTATAATCACTATTATTATTTTCTACTTTTTTACTTACTTGTTCACCACTCTGAAAGTTTCTTAATAAAGAATATTGAGGTAAAAGTTTTTTACCTACAATACCTTCAACATGCGGTGTTAAGAAAGTTAGAATTGATTCGGCAAATGTATCACCATAAAACTCTGTTCCTGATTTAGAGTTTGTTGACTTAATAGTAGATTCGTGTCTAAAGAATGCGTGTTTGTATGCGGCATATTGAGTTGCTATGCCACACACATCACTATTTAAAAAGTCATTATCGAAGTGATAACCGTTTTCCATATTACTCCTCAGCAAGTTTTTCGAAGAATGCCATAGAGTCGTCATCATCATAAGAAGACTCAGCAGTAGCAGTCACTGGTGCTTCAGCAACTGGTGCTTTTGTTTCGAATGGTGAATCAGTAGAAACATTTGAAGTATCTGCTACTTCTACATAATCTTCAGCAGTAGTCGATGGAGCAGCAGCACCAGTAAGACCAAGCACACGATTAAGTTTTGCTTCTAACTCAGCATAAGGTTTAAAATTCTTAGGATTAACAAACTCATTTAATGAATGAAGACTATTAAAGATTTTCTCTAATTTCTCATCATCATCAGAAAGAGCAGCAGGTGAATCAAACTCAGACTTGTCGTAGTTTCTGTAACCTTCTACATTACGAATCTTAAGTTTAAAGTCAGCACCTTCCCAAAAGTCAAACGGATTGATTGGTGACTCATCTTCGAATTCTGGATTCATTGCTTCATTAATCTTGTCCCAAATTTTCTTACCATATTGAAACAACATTACTTTACCCTCGTTCTGAGGATTAGCAGGGTCTTTCACAACATAGATATTAGAAAAGTATTTTAATCTTCTCTTCTGTTTTCTTGCTTGTTCTTTACCTGCATCTGTTCCATTATTCCATAGAGTAGAATTGAACTCACCTACTGGGTCTTTCTGACCGATAGTAGTTAGAGAGTTTTCAATATACCAACCACCTGGACCTTGAAATCCGTGGTCAAATACTCTAACCCAAGGAAGGTCTTCTCCCGCAGGTTCTGGTAAGAATCTAATCACTGCGAAACCATTACCTGCTTTATCTACTTCAGGTTTCCACAGACGGTCATCACCACCTGCTCTCTGAGTAGTATTATTCAGTTTAGAAGTTTCTTGGATTAGTTTATCAAGAGAGGAACCTCTCTTCTTTTTAAGAGTAGCGAAATCGCTCATATTTTTCTCCTTTATATCAGTTATATTTTTTCTTATTCACAGTATACATCATATAGGCTTTTATTATACTTCAAAACATACATTAAGTAAAGTTTTCAAGCACAATTCTTTTAAATTTCGTCTTATCCACTTTGGTTCTATTATAGAGAAAAGGTTTGTATGCCTTAACCAAATCACAGAACTCATTTAATATTATATCGTTATATTTATACCATGCAGAAGTGTAATCTATTAAATCATCAAGGATTACCATAGTTTCTAAACTCAGTTTCTTTCTGCTGTAAAGTCTGTATGCTAAAGGGTGTTTACCTTCAAGCATTTTAAAATTCTCATTGAATGACCCGTCATAATCAGACATAATACAAATCTCATTTTCAAAGTTGTATGACATCGATTCGACTTGCTTTTTCCACTTCTGATAATTGATTAGATTAGCACCAGTGAACATATTACCAACCCAACCTTCGTTGCCTTGTGTAATATTAGAAATAACATAGTCTACCCAATCGTCGTGTTTGAATCGTTTGGCAGCCTTCTCAAAGAAGTATCTGTCTTTTCTACTTTGGTAGGTTATTTCATTTGCTCTGACTTTACCATTATACTTAAAGAAGTCGTATGTCTTATTATTGAAATGCTGTTTAATGGCAAGGTATGTTCTGTAACTATCGAATCCGTTCACTGCTATCATATAGGAAGTCTTGATGATTTAGGTAAAAAGTTTAAGTCTTCT